CCTACATCAATATAAAAAATTCTTCTTTCTGGTGCTCTTGATAATCTGTAGATAACAAGAGAGTCTTCAATCATTCTTAACTGATTGACTGCCTTAATTGCTTTATGCAAATGAGACAAGACCATATTCTTATTGAGATCTTGTATACCAGAGTGACAATATGTCACGGAATCAGGAGCAATTTTCATACCCTGATTTGTTGCGTTCCTTAATCCTTTTGGATTATACAGATAATATGATGCTGACTTCTGTGTGAGTTGAGTATTGAGATCAGTAGATCTGAATTCTTCTGGACGTTTTTGATCGTACTCAGTTACTTTACGTATCTTACGAGGATCGATATATCTAAGTTCTATTAATCCACCTTTAGGGTTTTTAGGATCGATTACCTTATGATAAAAAAGTCTCCCATCAACATACCATCGACGGAAGATTTCGTAAGATCTATTATCAAAATCAAGAAGACGTAGGATTTCATCGAACTCCTCACGAATTAATTTCTTAATTTTTTCAGATGCTTTTAAATTTGATAGCTCTACAGCAATGGGAACATCATCAAAGTTTCCACATATTGTTTCATTAACTACATCATCAACAGCACTATCACATTCTGGTTGTAAAACCATCTCCCTATAACGGGTGATTAATTCATACTCATTACGAACAGTACCATCCATGTCAATAGAATAGCCATAGTAACCACCACCTACTATAGGTTGTGATCCATCTAAACTATCCTTCTGAACAAAAGAAGGCCCCTTTGGAACCTTCTTTGCCCTCTCTAAACTAAATCCAAAGAGTTGCGACATTACTAAATTTCTATTGTTCCTGTTCTATTTATCAGGTTGCCTGATCATGCATTTTTGAGAGGCATATCTGTCCAGTACTGAACTTGTAGTTCAACAGTGAACTCCTCGATTGCGTCATTGTTTCCGAAGTCAAGATCTATGGCTGCGATACTTGATGGGAAGACGTTGTAGAACTTATAAGACTTAAGGATCTTAGGTGCATCACCATCCTTAATATCTCTTGCTAACTGATGAACTTGCATATCAGCGAAGTAACCTGTTGCGTCATCAGTATCACCCAAACCTTTTGCTTGAGTAAAGTTCTCATTGTATGCTTGAATAGATTGTGCCCAAAGTTCAAACGCACTTCTAAGAACGAAGTTGCTGTCGTTCTGAATTGTGATTGTCCAAGGCTCGAATGTACGATCTCCTGCAATCTTTAAAACCCTTCCCCTAAAAGGAACTTCTATTACACCAATCTGTGAAGCAGGTAAATTTGCTGCACGGACTGTAAACTTACCAGTATCAGTAATTGCAGAATTATTCAACTGTGGTATTGTTGATGGGAATGCCAAATCCACTTGGAATAGATTAGGACGGGCAAAATCTGCTGCGACTTTCGCCTTAAAATCATCAATAGTTCCTTTTTGTGCCATGATTGTTATGTTACTCCCTTGTCCTTAATATTTAGAAAAATGAATATTTTCAACATAAAAATAGCGGAGATATACTCCGCTACTCTTAATCTATGTAATTGTAATCTAGTTAGCGACTTCGCTAAATGCAACACCAGTTCTTGTAGCAACAAAACTTAGAGTGATGTAGTTAATTGTGCGAGTTGGTTTTACAAATATCTCTGCGTAGAATTCACCACGGTCAATTGACTCAGCAGGGTTATTGTCACTATCACACTTAACTAAGAAGTCAGTTACACCACGACGACCTTGAACATCACGCATGTAAGGTTCAACGATGTTGAGGAATAGACTTCTTTGTGACTCATCGTTTTGCTCGAAGAGTTGTGCCTTAGCAGCACCAGATATAACTCTCTCAATTGTCAAGAACAAACGACGTACGTTAATTCTATCAAATGCAGATGCATATCCAAGAGCAGTTTTATCACCGAATAATACAATACCCTGTCCAGGGAAAGATACAACTGGGTTTATGCGTGAAGCATAAAGTTGATCTCTTTGTAACTTATTAGGTGTGAAAGCAAGTTTAATTGCATTTCTTAGAGTTCCTCTTTGGAAACCAGCAGGTGAGAACCATGCTTCAGCAACTTCAGTTGTTTGTAAACATAGACCTGCAGTATCACCATTGCAAGGGATGTAACGATATACATCATTAAACTTGTCATAGATGTACTTGTATCCTGAGTCAAATACCATGTAAGAAGAACTTGGAAGTAAATCGAAGAACTCAATAGTATTATCTGTTGCTGTTTGTGCATTACTTACACCAACAACGTTTCCTCTACGTGGAGAAACAAATGCTAGACAATCTCTACGCTCTTCAACAATGTTTGCAATTGCAGTTATTTTAGAAAGAGCAGCACCATTATCAGCACCAGAAGGACCAGTAAGGATAAAGTCGATTGTTTGTGACTCAGGGTCAGCAACTAAATTATAAGCAGTCTCGAAGTCTGCATTAGTAACAGCGTAACTACCACCTGAAGTTGTGTAGTCTGCACCAGATGCAAGTCTGTAGTAGAATGTTGAGTTATTTTTAGAACCAACAGTTGTACGACCTACAGGATAATCAGTAGATCCATCAGCAGAACGTAGTAAGTTGAACTGACGTGAAGCACCTGATGCACCCCAATCTCCATCAGAAGGAGTACCAGTTGCATTGAATACAGTAGCTTCATGCTTACCCCAATAGATGTAATTAGACTTTTGCTTAATTACTTCTACGTAGTAGTTAGTCTCACCAACAGATGTCTTAGCATCAGATGCTTTGGACAATCCGATGAAACGCTCAAGAACAGCACCAGCAGTACCAGTGATAGAACCATCAACGTCTGTTACAATAATGTGTACTTCATCACGGAAACCACCAGCAGCATCAACTGACTGTGAAGTTCCAGGACGTGTAGCAACGTTAATCCACTTAATACCAGGAAGATACTCACGCTCGTTATACTCAGTTCTTACTGAAGTAATTGCAACAGCAGTTGAGTTAGTATCCTGAACACTATCAGCAGCAGCGAAATCTATAGATCCTTTGTTTTTAGCAATGTATAGACGACGCTCAATACCAGTAGTTGCGATAACAGCAGTATTTGCTCCTTGGGTAATTGTCTGACCATCAGCAATGATACCAGTTACACCACCAGAAGGTAGTCCAATTTCAATATACTTATTAGCTGGATCGTAAGCAAGAACATTAACAGTTTCATTTGAACCACCAATGTTAATTGTTGTAGTAGCACCAGGAGTGAAATCACCAACAACTGTTGTTACTGTTAGACGAATTGAATACTTAAATACTTTACCAGCAGCACCAGATGTAGCAGAAACTGCAGCATCTGCAACGAATTCATAATCGTTACCAGATCCAGGAGCAGGTATTACACCAATCTGATCAGCACCAGCATCAGTTACAAATACACCAATCGAATTTCCTTTGGTACCAGGAGTTCTAGCAGACCAATTCCAGTTATTATTTGAGGCAACCCAGTTAGCATCATAATCATCTAAGTTCTTAACTAGAGGAGCAGTTCCTGTATTAACAGCATTTTTTAGAGATGCTGCATTAGTTCTAATTGCTTTAAGTGAACCACCGTATGCTAAGTATTGTGATGCAGTGAACCAAAACTCATAGTTTGCATCGTTTGGTTTACCGAATTTATCTACTAGTCCTCTTTCGGTACTAATATCTACTATTTCTTCGACAGGACCAATATCGAAAGGTGCTGCTATTACACCAACGTTTGCTGTTGACAGAGTGGTAATCGTTGTCAGGTCTCTTTCCTGAACGACTACACCTGGCGATAATTGATTGGCTGCCATGTTTATAAACTCCTTGTAATTGCCTTGTCAGTTGTCTAAGATTATTTATATTTTTGAAACGTCACTGAAACTCCCACATGTAAGCCCTATCCCCGTATTCCGATAGTTTCTCCGCAACTTCCCATCTCTCTCCTTGAGCATCTACAATAACCTCATCATCCATACCATCACTGATAAATCCAAATGGTGCCATGTCCTGTTCAATATTTTCTCGCTGATCATCATAAATGCGTTGTCTAACATCGTTGTCATGCA